TGTTATGGATAGTGTAGGATCTCCTGAACTCAAAGCAAAGTTTATAAAGCTTAAATCTTTGGTTGGGGTACCCCACTCAGAAAGTTTGGCAAAATTATATGTGTACGACATATCATTAGACTCATAATAGTTTCCTTTTATAAAGTTGACTTTATCTGTATATTCAAAAACGTAAGAATATAGCCTAGGAGATTTATTTTGATCTTTTAGTATAAAGCTAAGATTGAACATTTCATTCTCACTACTATAAGTTAGTTGTGGTTTACCTGACTCTAGTAGTAAAATATCATTAGAATATTCATTAAAGTAATTATAATCATTTAATACCGGATTATCTAAAGTTGGATAAATTTGTTCAGTAGTTTTGGAAGCTGCAGAAAATTTAAATATTCTTGGATACACTCTAATATCCTTAAACCCAGAATCTTCATTAACAGCACCTTCCCTTACTAATAAAGCATAAAATACATCGTCACCAACCTTAAATCTATTACTAACTTTATCAAAATTATTTGTATTACAAGAAAGAAGATTTACTACAGTATTTGTCGTGTTAGTAAAATCGTAAGTATCAGTATCATATTCAATATTTTCAATAATTAAAAATGAGCTAGTCTCAATAAACATCGTATTGTAGAGCATATCAAACTCTTTTACCTTGCTTGAAAGTTCATTTTTTATAGTAGTCTCATACTCCCCACCGCCAACAAATTTAGTATCTAAATACGGAAGCGCTATAGTTAATTCGTTTACATTGGGTAAATTGCTAGCTTGGTTAATATTTTTTACATATATTTTTCCAAAATTTTCTTGTTTAGTAAAAAAGCTTTCAGTAGCAGATAGTACATCAGTTACTATAGTTTTTCTTAAAGTTTCGTCATTATAATCTATGCTCTCATACCCACGAGGATTATAATCATAAGTAAGATCATCAGTAAATAGTCCCCCGTTCATATCGATAACACCATTATTACCAGATGCAACAACATTAAGTGTCATATTTCCGGATGCTGCGGGATGTGTACTATCGCAGAGTGCTCTTACAACCGTTGAGCCATTGTCATAATCAGCTATACCTGCTTCAATTAAATCAGTAAAATAGAAATCTCCAGTTGAAGTAGTATATGCACTTAAATTGGTGCTTACTGCATCATCTAAAATTTCATCATCAGAAAACTTAAAAAATGCACCTTCTTTTACCTCAGCTTCAATAGTACCGATTTGTTCAATATCTACTTGTGAGAAATTAGGAGGTTCTATAAGAGGTTCGTTAGGACCATAATAGCGGAAGAAAATATCTTTTGCGGATGCAGTTTCAGCATCTGTACCAGCTGTAAAAAATTGTGTAAAAGTAGTAATTCCTGATCTAAACGTATTATCGTATGTAGCAGTCGATCCAGAATTTACAGTACTATAATTAAAAGCTGATCCTTCACCATATAAAGTATCAAAAAACTGATAACCATTTAATATTAAATTTTTTACAACACGTGTTGGCTCTTCTTTAAAATTATTTCTATAGTAATTATTATCTTTAAGTAACCCAAAAACATTACCATGTAAATCTGTTTTACTATCATATATATAGCCTTGATCGAATAAGAAAGAAAGATCCGTATCTATGTTTCGATCAATAGGTAATTCAGAATTATACCCCATCAATGAAGTACTGTTTTTATCTGTATTAGGCTGATTTACTGCAATACCCTTACTTTGATTATTAATAGAGCGCGATGTGTTAATTACAAAAGTAAAAATATCATCATCATTTGTAAATAAATTCGGATCAGGAAATATATATAAAGTATTAACAGGGTAAAAATCTCTACCGAAAAATTCTAAACGCTCGCTTTCAATAGTAACTATGCTTGAGTTGGTTGGTTTAAAAAATCCTTGATCTCTTACACTCTTTATATCATTAGAAAAAACTGAAGCAACAGAAGGGTGATTTGTATTTAAAAAATTAGCATATGGAGCTTCTGCTTCAAATAATAAACCATATTCTGTTCTTCCAAAATTATTAGTAGAAAGATAATAATAATCGGTACCAATAAATTTTTCCGTTTGCTCTCTCTTATGTTCAAAAATTTCATCTACTTCTTTTATTTCACGTAAGAAGCTATCTGTATTAGCAAAAATCTCTTCTACTAAAAATGCATCATTAGTTAAAAATATATTACTATCCGGTGGTGCAGCAGGATTATATTCTATATAATTTCTACCATATATGGTATCATCTGGTTCTATATTAAAATATTTTGTATATTGATCAATGTACTCTGTTATAGATACAGATAAGCTTTTTTTAATATCATTTATATTATAATCTATCTCACCTGATTCTCTATTTGCTAGAAAATCTATAATTAATTCATAAGCATTTTGCTTTACACCAAAATTACTACCTTTTAATTTTGCTTTAGTAGTAGAAAATTGTAATTTATCTCTTTTTACTTGATAGTATGATATTATACTTCTAATTTTTTTACTATAAAAAGCTACTGCAATTTGTAAGTCATATTGATCTCCAAAATCGATTTGTGAAAGAAATTTTTTCTCAGCATTAGTAGTATAGTTTATAGATATATCTCTTAAAAACTCTCTATACCTTTCTATGATTATCTCTTTTTCGTCAACTGTTTTAGTAGTTTTTAATCTATTATAACGTCTTATATATTCGTTATAATAATTTTGGAGCCCTTCGGGTTCATAAAACTCAGGAACATTTTTAACAAATTCAAGAAAAGTGAATGGATTGTTTCTGTCTAACGCGTTGACGCGCTTAACATTAGGGTTAGTTATTGATAAATTAACCGCAGGATAACCTTGAATTATTTCGTCCATTAAACATATTTATCCTTCGAATAGAGATAGACTACTAAATAACGTGTCTCTAATCATAATATCGAATATTTTATTATCTCCCTCTAAACCTGATAGACCTGTATTAAAGTTAAGAGGTGTACTACCTAAACTATGTGTAGGTTCTCCAGCTGCCCCAGTAGAGTATCTTGTATTAATAACACCAGTTTGAGGATTGCTCCAGTCTACAGTATTATTTAGTATAGTATTTTCACCGCCAGATGTATATTCATAAAAATCGTAAAAATGAGTAGCTTCTGCAGATAAAGCACTCAAATTAGTAAATTGTGGTATACCTGATAACCCAGGAGCGTAGTGTATATTTGTACCATCTAACGCTGTCTGGCTAGTTACTAAAGAGTTTCTCAATACTAATGGCCAACCCCATAATTCATTATATGTGCTTAAACTATAGGTTATAGCACCGTTATGTCCTAATCCATTTACTCCAAAAGGAAATTGACTAGGTATATGATTCTGCACCGCAGATAACGTTCCGGATAAACTTAATGGTTGATAGGTATTAAGTCTAGTATAATCACCACTAAATTTTTCATACGCTACTATATCATTACCGGCAGATATAACATATGTAAGAAAATCGATTTCATCTCCTAAGTTAGTTCCATATTTTTCTTTAGATGTTCTATTTCTACTATCAAAATTTTCACTGAATTGATTTTGATATCCTCTAAATTTATTATACTGAACACTAAACAAATTTATAAGACGTTTAATTGCTGGTGGGTGATTGCTATCATAAATTAAATTTTCATTAGCTACCAATCTACTCATTCCATCTAATGCATCTATTTCACAAACATCTACATCTGAAGTATTCTGTACAAAGTTAATAATACTCTCGTACAACGTTTTACCTAATGAACTTTCATTACTACTAATTCCTCCAAATATTGAACCAATAAAATCTGTAAAGAACACTTCATCATCTAATAAAAATTCTTGGAAACGAAGATCCTTTATCATTTGTTCAAAATCAAAATCTTCATTTATTTTATACAAGGAATAATAGTCTTTAGGATACAATTGAAAGCTAGCCCCTCCACTAAGATCGTATTCAGTAGAAGACCGAGTATCTAAATAAAAATTTCTAGCACTTAAAGTAACATTCATTACTATAGCACTTGTAGTTGAATAAAAGCTATCATCAAAATATAAATATCCTCTATACCAAAAATCAGTACCTATAGATGAAAGAGTATCATTTAACGTGCTTATGCGATAATAAGTAGTATCAATATCACCCTTACCTACGCCTATACCCAACGGAAGTAAGAATGACCCATTGTTAATTAAAACTATTTCAGGGTCACCAGCAGAAAGTGACTTCATAGTAAATTGATTGAAATTTTTCGGCTTTAAAATAAACGGTATGTATGTGTTTTTATATTGAACAGGACTTAATTCAAATGAATTAACTTCTTCCCCTTCATTGTCCAAACCATTAGAAGTAATTGATATATGATCTGGTGATTGAAGTGAAGCATTTCCTACATGTGAGGACATACTTACAGTAAAATTATTAAGATAATCGTTATTAGAAAACCCTTTTTTACCTCTCGAATATATGTTTTTTCTATCCTTATAAAAATTTAAATAGACAGGTTCAGTTACTCCAGAGCCGGCAATATCTTGTTGTTCCGTTTTAAAGTATACAATTTGAGTACCAGAGGTACCTGCTAAAATGGATGAGGGAGAGTTAGTAGTAGAAGATACCAATACATCACCACTTAACCTTACATACAAATTTTCAGATGAAAGGGAAATATTTTTAAGTTCAACATATTCAAAAGCAGTTAAATTGTGTATAAAATCTCGCTTATAAAAGGAAAAATAATTTTGTAATTGTTTAAATTTACTATCGCTTAAATTAAAGTAATTAGGGCAGTTAGTATTTGATACAGAAAAATATATGCTTTGAAAGTCTTGATAGAAAGGAGATTGTGAATTAATTGTAAGAGGAGTTGAATACTCTCCAGCAGAAAGGGTAAGATGGTAATCAGGATCTAAATCTAAACATGTAACAGTAAAAGTATTAGTAATGTAATCTTCAATTTGTATCTCTTTACTATCGGAAGCTAAAATTGCATTATTATTACAATCCCTTAAGACCATCCGCACAGTATATACTCCTGGGTAATCAAAGTTGTGACTACTGCTTAATATATTATTTCCATCTACTGTATATACAGAAGTTGCCTCTTCTATAGACCCATCACCGTAGTCAAAAGTGACTTCCGTATTATTTAAAGTTAGAGATTCATCACCTGTTTGAGTAGGAACATTAGCAAAAAAAGTAAGCGGTGTTATTGGGAGATTATAAGAAGAGAGTACATGCTCTCCTCTATAATCAACTGCGCTAATAGTAGCATAATTTGTAGTTGCATTACTCATCTATGACAGTTATGTTATTACCAATAGTCTGGGTATTAATTAGATAAGGAAATTTAAAATAAGGTAAAGTAGTATCTTGATTTATTAAATCAATATCACTTTCAGGGTATTGTGGGTTGTAAGTTAAAAATGACAACCCGTTAAAAACAACACCATTACTTTCATTTTTTGTAAATATTCTTTTTACTCCTTCTATAGATAATAACTCACCTGCCATATCAGATATCTTAATCTGTTGACCAAGAGCATTGTTTTCCGGTAAAAAGTATTTACGTAAAATAGCTGTAGCTTTACTTGCTAGAGTTGCTTTACTTATTTTGTTATTAATTTCTCGTACTAAGTATAGTTTAGTATTATCTATTATATCTGTGGTTAAATTTTCATTATTGCTTATCCCTAAACTATAAGCCATATATATCGGATCACGAGGAACTACATCATTAGATAACATTTTTCTATCTTGTGTAGTTGAAATAATTAAATTTTTAAATGAGTTACTTAAAAATGGAGGATAAGCTCCGTCCTCGTTTAACGTAAAATTAGGTACAGCAAAAACGTTTACATTATTAAAATCACAAGCATCAGCAAAATTTACTTGGTTTAAAATTACTCTATTGACTTTATTAGGATCAACACAAATATCATAAAAATATTGAATATAGCCATTTAAATATTCTTTATTATCAATTATTTTTATGCTGTTAACTACATTAGATAAATTTTTATTTATAAAAAACTCATAATCATCAGCTGTTACTAATCTAAGCTGAGATGAAAAACTCTTCGAAGCATTTTGTCTTATTTGTTCTACAGTTTCTTCAGTAGTTAATGTAGTGGAATTAACAGGATTGCTAATAGTAAGATTTGATCCGTTGTCAACATTTATAAAGGTAGTATCATTTTGATTTGTATATGTGTCTTGAAAAATTTGTCTTTGTCGAGGTGAGTCGTATACAAATATTTTATTTCCATTTATAACATTCTTGCTAATAGCGCCTTTCAAATTATCAGACAATAGATAGTTAACTGCTACGACGTCATCTTTTTCAAGTTTCTTTCCAAAAGAACCATCACCAAACTTTATTTCAAAATATCCATTTTCGTTAAGCCTTTTCTCAAAAACCCTATCATTAGCATTAGAAAGATATAAACTATCAACTAAGGTATATTCGTAAAATTTATCTGAAGCTGCTTCCTTAACATAAACGCTAAGAGTGTTTTCAGAAATGAAACTTGTATCACTAGTATTTGTAATGTTATCAACAACTATAGGAAACGACTCAAATTCTATACCCTGTGCATTATAATCAGGATATTCGTTTATTGAACCTTGATATAATACAGCGGTATCTTCTAGTGACTTCAAGACTTCATTTCCATCAGAGGTTTTATCAAATGAATAATCTTCGTTAAAAGTATATTGTGTATTTGAATCAGCTAAAAAATAGCTATATTTTCTAATAGTGTAATTACCTTTATCTAATGCTTGGCTAGCTACCGCTTTAATAGGTACAATGGACGTCTGTTTTCCTGTGGGTTTATATCCTATTAACTTCACTATACGATTCATATTCTCGTATATTGTTGCTTGATTGAAATCAACTTCAGCTGCTGTATTATTTAAATAGAATAATAAAACATGGTATGAATAAGCTATTATATCTATAACAGCAGCTAAGTTACTACCTTCATAGTTTTGATCGGTAAATTTTTCATTCTCATTTAATCTTTGAATTATAAAATCCTTCAAAGTAGTAGCATCAAAAGCTACATATGCATCTTGAGGCAAATTAAAATCTAAAAATTTATTATCTTCTTTATTCGTTGGCATGACTAAACTATGTAATATCCTTCATTATTTAAGCGCCCTTCTAAAGTAATGCCATAAGCATTAAGTGAAGGTACATTTATTTTTAAAAACACATCAAATCTATTCTCATCTGGTCTTGCTACTACATTTACATTTTCCAACTGAATGCGTGGCTCCATATCAGGTAGATTTCTTTCTATGTCTTTACGAATAAAAATTTCTCTCGACTTAGTAACTTGCTCAAACACATGCCTTCTCATATCTATTCCAAATAATGGATTTAATAGTTTTTGGCCTGGTGAAGTAAGAAAGGCGTTTACTATACTATTTTTAACTGCATCTAAATCAAATATTGGTTTTAAATCACGAAGCTGTTGACCTTTATCTAGTTGTTCATTATAATAAACATCTAATTTGAGATCTAAGAGTAAATCTTTGTAGAGATAGTTTTGTTCTAAACTAGCATTTTCTAATTTTCCATATGAAAATTCTGGTATTTTTATCAATGGCATTATTAATATTTAATACCCCAGTGGTAAATCGAGATTAAGGAACTATAATATAATTACAAGTATGGAGTTAATTGGTAAAACTGATGTTAAGGTTGATGTTTCGTTAAAAGACGTTCTCAATACTATTGAAGCTGAAGTTCATAAAAAGCTAAAGCTTCCTCATCCAAATGAAGGTAAGGTTACAGCTGAACTACACGAAGACGGAAACGGTCGTTGGATTATAGAAAAAAATGTTAATACTTCTCACTCGTTTCAACTTGAAGAAAGTTTAGGACCAGCAGATGACGAAGATATTGAAATCTTTCAAGCTTATCACACCTTGCGCTTTTTTCTTAAAGATAGCTAAAACTGTATGATTCTTTGCAAGGTAGCATAAATAATAATATGGCTGATAAAAAGTTTGTTAATTTACATGAATCTTATATGAGAAGATACGAGCGGGGAGGATTTCTCGTTGGTGATGTTTTTAAGTTTAATGATAACTTCAAATCAACTGAATGTTATAAAGCACTTGGAGCTAAAACTAAAACAATGATCGATCAAATGATTGATTCTGGTCTTCATATTAGAGTAATAAACATTAAAGATTCTGAGCCTGCCCGCTACCCTGCTAATTCGCAGACGTCTTCATTGGATGTAGTTTTAGATCTCGCACTTGATACAGGAGGGGGAAGATATTCGAATTTTGTTTCAGTACCAGGTGAGTTAGGAGAAACTGTGCTTTTTGCACCAAATTTACTTCCTATTCCTGATGCAATGAGAAGAAAAGATAAAGTGGTAATTAAGCCGGAAGAAGCAGAAGAAACTAAAGCTCCAGGAGCGCCTGATAATGCTGAGAGAGCACTTCCAAAACAAAATACTGTAATTCCTTCTGACCCCGCTACTCCTTCTCCGGAAGCTAGAACTTATACACAACAGTATTTGAGTGATTTGACTAAAGGTCCTAGCGAATATTAGACGTCGATTACTTCTTCGTCTTTATCAATTAAAGCCTGCATTATATCTTCTCTAGATAATAATACTTTAGTTTGATTATCAGCGATATTAATTCGCTCTCTACTCTCCACATCTATCTTTTTAACCTCGAGCTGTGTTTCGTTTCTTTCTTTAGCAACATGTAGCTTGTTTAGAGTTTCAATAGCAGAAGAAGATGCTTTAATTAACTCAGCCAAAGCTGCTACGTCTCTATTTTCAGGAGCTGATGATATATAATCATTAACGTTATCTACAATACTAAGAGATTTTTTGATAAGCTTTCCTGAATTTTGAATAAGAAAATCCTCTAAGTCTTCTTTATCAAGAACACTTTCATCTATAGGAGCTCTAGAAACTTTATTATTTTGCTTTAGTTGAGAAATAATATCGTTTACAGCTTCATCAAGTTCTTCAGCCATTTACATATATTTATTCTCCTCTTGAATATTTTGCAAAGTATCTTATTATATGTGTATATGATATTAAAATTTAAGAAGACTGACGAGAGTGCTGTCCTTCCTTCAAAGAATCATAAGGACGATACTGGACTAGATGTAACTTGTGTTGAGAATAAAGTAATTCCAGCTAAGGGTTCTGCTGTAATTGAGGTAGGATTAAAGTTTGCATATATTGAGCCTGGTTATTGGGTTAGAATTGAAGGTAGATCTGGCTTAGGCTTTAAACATGGTATTCTCCCTCACCCGGGTATTATTGATTCAGGGTATAGAGGAAGTGCCGGAATAAAGCTATATAACTTAACAGATAAAGATTACGAAGTCAAAGCAGGTGATAGAATTGCTCAGTTTGTAATTTATAAAAACTATAATGTAGATGTTTCAGAAGGAACTATCGTACAATCTAAGAGAGGTGAAAAAGGTTTTGGTTCTTCTGGTAAATAATTATGATTGATTTCGACAAAATTTGGGTAGAAAAGTACCGGCCTGCTACGCTAGATGATATTATCTTAGATGAGCGTACTCGTAATATAGTTAAAGAGTTTAAAAATGAAATACCTAATCTTCTTTTTGTTGGTAATCCTGGTACTGGTAAAACCACGCTTGCTAGAGTCATCGTTAATGATATGCTTGGATGTAATTATCTCTATATTAATGCTTCTGATGAATCTGGTATTGACACTATTCGGCATAATATCACTAACTTTGCTCAAACTAAGTCATTTGATGGTGGGGTTAAGGTGGTAATATTAGATGAAGCTGACGGGCTAACGCCTCAGGCACAAGCTGCTTTGCGTAACACTATGGAGACGTTTGCTAAGTACTGTAGGTTTATTCTTACAGCTAACTATAAGCATAAAATTATTCCTGCCTTGCAATCGAGATGTCAAGCTCTAGATATAAAGCCTGTAGTAGAACTTGCTGTAAAGCGCTGTTATCACATCCTTAAAAATGAAAATGTTAAAGTATCCGACGAACAAAAGATCAAATTCATCCAACTCGTTAAGCGTCACTTCCCCGATTTAC